NCTAAACGTTGACGTGGCGCTGGACGCCAACTACTGCCAGACCATAATCGACACGAAGGTAGACTATATCTGTGGCGCACCGATAGGTATTACAGTGCTATCCACAGCCGAAACGGAAGCGCGGGCAAGGGAAGCCGAGGAATGGCTTTATGATGCCTACCGCGCCAATCGGCTGCTGTACTACAACATGATAAAAGCTATCCGGATCATGGCGAAGAAAGGCGACGTTTTTGTCCAGGCGTCATACGATGTGGATGGCGAGGGCGAATTCCACGACAAGCTCAAAGTTAGGGTGCTGAAGCCCGACAACTGCTATCCCAAATACGCCGATGACGACTACGAAGAGATGGAACTGGTAGCTATCAAGCGGTACAGCTATACTGACGCGGGTGACAGGGAATGGTCGATGCAGGTGTGGTATCCCGATATAATTCAGAAGTGGATAGAGGTTGAGGTGGGGGTGCAGACTGATACAGGCAGTGTTGAAAGCGTGCTGGAATGGCAGTTGCAAGAAGTGTTGCCCAATCCCTATAACGTTATCCCCATTGTCCATATCCCCAACATCATAGACGACAGGGAGTTCGGCATATCCGACCTGCGGGTGATGACCAAGCTACAAGACGCTTTCAACAAGACGCTGACTGATCTGTCGCTGGTGGAGGATTATCAGGCGTTCCAGAGGGTCATGATAATAGGCGGTATGATGAAGCCCGATCAGGTAATTGACGTGAGCCCGGGGTCGGCACAGATTATCCCCAACGATAAGGCCAGCGTGGTAGTTATCGAGGCGGCCGATTTGAAGCCGTTTGTTGACGTTATAGAGGTACTGAAGGACACCATCAGCGAAGTAACCCGAACGCCGCGTATATCGCTTGGCAGTATTAAGGGCACGGTTCCCAGCGGGTTCGCCTTGCGCGTGGTCAACATGCCGCTTGAGAGCAAGTGTGCGGAGGCCATTTCGCTCTTGAAGCAGGGGTTTAGCCAGGTCAATAAGATACTGTTCGCTATAGGTGCTGCGGAGGGAGAGCCGGACTACACCGAGCTGGATACTGAGATGCAGTTCACGAGTGGCTTGCCGATAGACGAGACAGCCATTGTCGAGAAGCACGAGAAGCAACTGAAGTCGGGTACTATCAGCCAAGAGACGGCTATGCAGGAGGAGGGCATCGAGGACGTGGATGCGGAGAAGGCGAAAATCCGGTCTGAGCAGTTTGATGTGTACGGGGGAGTGGAACGCGCTGTAGAGGAATCCGAGGCACTGGCTAAGGCATTAGAAGGTGAACAGCTTTTCGGGACGCCGGCACCGGAAGAGGTGTCCGAACGCGAACTATAGATAACCGGAGATCGAGGAGGGGGGAAATTTTGACTGGATGTGAAACCGGTGGATTGAATACCGATTGCATTACCGAGAAATTACTGGCGACGTGGCGGGCGGATATCCAAGCTAAGGAGATATACGAAATCAACAGTGCCGGGTATGTTGTTTGCCGGATGATGGTTGATGGAGACATTATCGCGGCTTGGAATCGCAATATGATACCAAAAGCGATTGTTACGTCACTGCAGCAAGCCTGGGTGTTGGCTTGTTTATACAGAGACAGCGTAGTGGGACGAGTCAATCAGCCAAGCAACTGGGATTCCGATGGGGATTATGCAATCTTCAAGCTGGAACTGAATGCCGGGCAGATCTTTGAGATAGTAATAGTTCCATGCCGTGCTGTGGCTTCTGGAGAGTATTTCATGCTGGATAGTTGGAATTTTACCAAAGCGAGGCCGGTAGTGTATAGGTACAATTTAGGGGCAGTTTAATGCCGAGAGGTAAGAAGAAGGTTAAGGTAAAGATAAAGCGCAGGAAGCAGGAGCGGAGAAGGAGCAAGGTCGAATTGAGGTCGGCCTTGCCAGGAGTCGGTCTCGCGAGTTCCGTTATCGCTTCATCCGCAGGGGCAGCCCAACTAGGCTCAGTGGGTGGCTCAACTGGAGCTGCACTTGGGGCGATTGCAGGGGGCCTTATTGGAGTAGTATTGTGGAGAACTGTTAACTATGAGTAAACGTCAATGTTGCAGAAAGGCGATAATATGGTAGCGGGAATAGAGAACCAGATACATGCGGAAGCGGAGCAAATGGAAAACCCTGCTAAATGGCTACAGGAGACAGAAAGTATTCGAGCGAATATTGAGCAACTCAGTTTCGAGGTAGATTGCCTCACTGCTTTGCTTGGATTTATCCTTCTGCCCGAAGTACCTGCCGATAATCCGGGGATCCCAAAAGAAGTGGAAGAACCACGACCAGAGACGGAACTGACGGATGCGTTGAGAGTGATCAAGGATGATGTCCGTTCCGTACTTGGCAAGATAGTTGAAATGCGAGACCGGCTGGATTTCTGAAAAAGCGAAAAATTTACTACCGCGGGGTGGAAAAACTAGTAATTCGTTGGGTTCATACCCCAAGATTGCGGGTTCCAATCCCGCCCCCGCTACCATCTATATATGGTGATAAACATGCCAACACCATACGAAGCGCAGATACTAGCAGCCAGGCTCAGGCAGTTGACACTAGTAGCCCAGCAGCAGCGGACTTTAGATGCCGTGCTGTCGCAGGTACATGAGACTGCCAGCAAGCGAATAGCCGACACCGCAGGCGGTACTAACGCCATTGTCAAGCGGCAGCGGTGGCGACAGTTGCAGTCGCAGTTAGGCGATATAATCGATGGTGGAATGGATAATGTTAGAGATGTCATTGTACGCGACATGACGGTATCCGCGCGGTACGCCATTGACGCCCGGGTGAAGGGATCCGTAGCCATGCTGACGCCATTCAGACCAGACCTTGCCGGTCAAGTACCCGCTGCCTTCGCTACAGTCCCCAGAGACGCTTTGAACTCATTACTCGCAAGGACCCACATGGACGGTAAGACTTTCAGCAAGAGGATATGGGATTTCCGCAAATATTCGCATAACGTTATATCACAGACAGTCAGCCGTGGCATCCTGGAGGGCAAGTCGGCGTATGAGCTATCGCGGGAACTGGAAGCCTTTTTGGTAATGAGCAAGGACGAGGCGAAAGCCTTTAGCCGCGTATGGGCAGAGAAGCATACCGAGGAATGGAAAGCAGCGTGGAAGACACGAGGGCGGTTGAAGTACAACGCCATGCGGTTAGCGAGGACAGAGATCAACCACGCGTTCAGGGAGGGGTCCGTACAGAGCGCGAAACGGGCACCGTGGGTTCGCGGCTTGAAGTGGCGATTGAGTGCCTCGCATCCCAAGCCCGACATTTGCGATGAATGGGCCTCTGCTGACCCTAGCGGCATGGGGCCGGGTGTATATCTTCCTGATGATACGCCCGTGGATCATCCAACCGGGTTTTGCTTTGTAACTGATGAGTTGGTGTCAAAAGAAGAACTGATGGATATTGTGAGGTTGGAGGTAGCCGCATAAACCAATGGTTGAGAAACTGATGATGGAACAATTGCAGAATCCATCTTGAGATAGGCAACAAACACAATCAATAAAGCCCGGGCTAGACGGGAGAAGTTTTGCTCCTAGCCCGGGTTTTTTCTTTTCCTGTTTAGCCCATATAAATGAACTACAACGGCTTGAAGCCGATCAAGGAGTGAACACAAATGCTAGGAACGATGCTGATAGACCTGATGAATCAGGCGATTTTTGGCGAGACGCCAATTGATGATGACGATAAAGAGACAGACGAGAAGCCTGCCGATGCTGGCGAGTCTGAAGACAAGCCGGTAGACGATGCGGAAGAGTCAGATGAGGAAGCCGGGGCGGAAGAAGTATCCGGCGATGATGCTGAAGAGCCAGCAGCCGAGAAGGAAGCACCGGAAGCGGCTACCGGTCCCAAGCCTATCTCTCCTTACGAAAAGAAGTTGCGGGCGGAAAACATGAAGCGGCGGCTGCGGACAAAGGAACTTGAAAAAGAGATCGCCGACCTCAAAGCCGAAAATGAGCAAAGAGAGAAGGACGCCGAGCGCGCCAACATGAAAGAGGTAGACAGGCTCAAAGCCGAGAAAGAGGATTCCGACCGCAAGGTAGAGGCTAAAGAGGCAGAGATAGCCGAGCTTACCGACACCTTGAAGCAAGCTGCGCGCACAATGGCGATCAAGTCGGTAGCGACCAAGCTAGGCTTCGCAGACCCCGCAGACGCGGTGGTTCTGGTTGATATCGATTGGGAGCTACTTGAACCGGACGGCAAGGGCAACATGGACACAGAGGACATTGAAGTCGCGCTGTCCGAACTGCTCGACCGGAAGCCATATCTGAAGGCAGGCACTGAAAAAGAGATGCAAGCCAAAAGAGAAGCCAATAAGATCACCACCACTCCTTCTGATGCGAAAGCGAAGAGGCAGAAAGTTCAGAAGAGTGAGGACATAGACACAGAGGCTGTTAAGCTCTCCGAGACCATGCACA